ATGGCCGCTGACCAAACCGCTTTAGTGGCTGGTTTTCTTTCGATCCCTACTTCAGCAGCCCGCCGATCTAGAAACTCTCCTTGTGCTGTATCTGCAAAGACCAGCTCAAACACTTGATCAAGCCAAATATAGGATTGGGCCAGTTCAGCAGCAGCAGGTGCCAAGGCATTCCAAATCACGCTGTTTTCTCTTTTATCTATATCATCTGGCAGTCTGTCCAGCATTCTTTCCATTAATGCTTCGTACGTCTGTTCCTCAAACATCGCCCTCCATCACCTCCTCTATTTCTAATGTTCCCTCATCTGTGACAATAGCTAATTTGACATGAAACGAGTCATTTTGCTTTGTGACCTCTAACTCTTCAATATGATCAATCCGCTCGTCAACGAGCAGTGCCTCCTCTAGCAGCCTTGGAATCTCCATTTCTTTGTATTCATCCGTGGCTTCTGTATCCGTCAACAGCTCCTGAATTTCAGTGCCAATGTCGTGACTGTAGATAGGATGTGCATACCGCTCTGTCCTAAGTGTCATATAAATAAATTGCCGGATTGCTTCAATACCTGAGATGGTTTCGCCTGTCAGTCTGCCAGTTTCAAAATCTATTCGATACGTCGACGAGGTTTCGACCTCTTCGTCTTCTTCTATTTCCTCGATTTCTTCCTCTGGTGAAAGTGCCACGTTCATCACCTCCTTTACAATTTGTCGATGATGTAAAAGGACTGCCCTCCTGCCATTGCAAGCACCATAATACTGTCTCCTCTTTTCAGCTCATCATCCTCACCCTTATTTAAGCGCTTCGGCCAAATCAGTAATTCTTCTGGAATGATCAGCTTATGATTTTCATTTAATCGGATGCTCAGCGGGGAAACCGCCGTGACTTCTCCAATGACAAGATCGATTGGAGATTCTGCGTCTACTGCATTCACTGCCAATCGTTTAATCGCTTCACTTAATCTCACGCTTGATCACCCTTTGGCATGGAATTTTTCTCAACAACATCAATTGTCATGGTGTGTTTCACCCCACTGAATTCGTGTTTGTCTTGATCGATCCAGTAAGTTTTTTTTACGTTGATTTCAGGAATTTTCAAATAGATTGGGAGACCGCTTTGCAGCTCAGGAATTCCTAGCGCTTGGATGCTTTTGACTTCTTGTTTGACGCCTTTTTTCTCTGCCAGCCGTACTTTGGCTCTTTTTTGCAGCTGCGGCTGGTTAATTTGCCCCGTGACTGTCTCAACATGCTGTAAAATACCGTATTTATTCTGACCGGCTTTATCCTGTTCGATCACAACAATCTCGGATTTACTGCCTTTTTTCTTATTTTTCCCCTGTTCATCAGCAGACGTACGCATCTTAACACGAGTGGCTGTCTCTTCAATCGAGGTGCTGTATTGATAGCTGATGAGATTGACGCCTGATTCAATGACCCATACGTCCTCTGGGTCAGGCCAGGCTCTCAGCCCCATCTTGCCTTTAGCAGAATAGATTTGATAGTTTCTTCCCGTCTGCCGCTTCGTTTCTTTCAATGCTTTCAATATCATGTCATACAGGCTCGTATCATTTTTAAAGACTAGTGATTTGATGACATGTCCTGTATTGGCGATGGAGGTCATTGGAATTTGAAAGTCAGCTCCAATCCGCCTTAAGATTTGATCTGCTCTTTGATTTGAAAAAACATAGACATCTTGGTTTTTCACCAAATATTGAAGCATATCGTATGCGGTAAAGGTCATCTTCCCTTCAACAGGAGTTCGGGAAAAAACGATGCCTCTAAAAAGCTCTTTTCCTTTCCATTTAAAAAGAACCGTGTCCCCTTCCGAGACACGGTAATACGTTTGACTGCCTTGCTTTGTGATAATATTTGCCTGAATAGAGCGAGGGGCTTGATACCTTTGCCCCTGAAGTGTCACACTCTCTGTGACAAGCTCATACATGGTGCCGCTTCTGATGGCAAAAAGCTCAATCAATGCCAGCCCCCCTATTGTGGTATTTTTAACCTTTGTCCAGGGAAAATCCAATGCCCCGGCTGCTTAATATTGCGTCTGCTACGTTTAATCATCGCTAATTTATTGGCATTCCAAATACGCCGCCATTTTGTACTGTCGCCATAAAACCTGCCAGAAATGGCCCATAGCGTATCCCCTTTTTTGACGGTGTACATTTTTGGTGGTGTTTTTGAAGGCCGCTTCTTTTTCGTTTGTTTTGCTTTTTTCTTTCGTTTGATTTTCCTAGGCGATGCGGTTTTATATTCCTTTAACTCGATCGTAAATTCACGATCTCCAATATCATATGACCCTTCCTTGTGTGTGAAGCTTTCAATGCTGCACGTCATATTGATTTTTGTTCCAGTTACAATCAACCGCACGGATTTCTTTGAACGCATCATTCGTTCAATTTTCGCGATCGCATTCTCTGGTGATGGAATGTTTTTATATTCAGCAATCGGCGAATATTTCTTAGGAAATAATGAGGTGAATGATACTTGTTTCGCCGATGGTACGTCAATAAAGGTCAGTTCTCCAAAAGAGGCGACCTTTACCGTTTCATTTTGTACGTTATTTGTGATTTCGAGTTCGGATGGAAGGACAGGGAATCGCAACTTGTCCTTTCCTTGGGAAATCCACAATTGATACACTGATTTACCCATCGATCACGACCCCCTTTGTTCCTGTATGAAGCTCTACTTCCAGTTCATCTACAAGCATTTGTTTAATTTTTTCGACTAGCGATTGCTGATCTTGTCCATTATGGAAATGCTGATCTCCATTGAATTGAATCGTGATTTGTTTATTACCTGACGATGTTGTACTACCAGTAGACTCAGCTGAGGTGACTTGATGCATCTGTGCTTCTGGTAAAGGAGCAGATGCATTTGATGGATCATAAACTTGCATCCCAAGTGCCTTAGCTGCCTGCGTCAATAAATACCTTCCGCGAATGCCTCTTTCCTCGGGAATAATCCATTCACGTTTGTTTCCTTCACCGACTCTAGCCACCTGCTCTTGAGTAATCAATCCGCCATTTGCGTAGCCTTTATAAGGGCCGCCTCTTCTCATACTTCGTAATCCCGGCGTATTGAAGACTGTTCCATATCTGCCCTTAATGTAGTTAA